TCTTACCGCCACCATATAAACTTGGAGTTCCTTTAGTAAGCTTAATCTGTTCTGGTAAAGTTTTTCCAATGTCAGCATGTAATTGTTTTACTTTATCATCATCTGGATTTACATACATTATACATACCTCATAACTTCATCTCTATTGATTAATTCAATTCTCATTCGTTCAATACCTTTAAGATATTCTTGTAAACACATCTGAGCTATTTGAATATCTCCTCTCAACATATACGTATAGTATTTTGATTTACTGACGATAATATCTTGATATCTAGTAGCAACTGTAGGAGTATCATCATAAGCAGAAAGCTCTGTATGAGTAGTCCAATATTCAAACAGTACTGTATAGTTCCCTCTATCTGGTATGGGATGTAATCCGAACTTACCATCTTGAGTAGGATACACATATTCTGGTGTACCATAACTACTAGAATCAATAGAAGCATCTGTTTCTCTATAGTCTCTAGCAAATTGTTCATAAGTAATATACTGAAGTCTTTTAGGACTTACATCTTCTGTAATATTAATAAAATCTACTTTTGCTTGAGTACTTGTAGTATTTGTTAAAGTTATATATAGAGTGGAAGCAGTTGCTCCAAAGGTTGTAGTATGTACTTGACCTTCACCTGTATTAGCTATCGTAAAATCTTCACTTTTAATTTCAGTTCCACCTGAACTTGTTCCTACTTTTAGGGTAACCGTACTTCCTGTAATTCTAAATGTAACTTTATATTGTCTATTATCTACAAAAGTTGTAATAGTCTGTTGAGCCGAATCGTTCTGATCAAGTACAAGAAACCCACCACTAATAGAACTACTAGAATGAGTCCAGTTTGAATCTGCTGCAAAAGTATTTGTAGATACAAGTTGAGTAGGTGTTATAATAAAAGTATCATAATCTACATGCCTAAAATCAGAAGGAAGACTATATTCAGCCGTACCTGCTGTAGTTGCTTGTGTTCCATCTGAATGTAGGAAAGACCATTGTAACTCTGAATTATAAATATCGTTTATTGATTGATTTATAAAAGTCTTTATAGCAGTCTGAACACCTCTAGATGCATTAAATTCTGTTCCTGAATCTGTAGTAGAAAAAGTAACTTCATTAAGAGATTCTAAAACTCTATTTGATAAAGTTAAATATGTTGCCATTATATACTAATTCCTAATTTTATAAGATTATCATCATTTATAAATTATTAAATATTAAAAGATTCTCCACATCCACAACTAGAAGTTACATTAGGGTTATCTATGTGTAAAATAGAACCAAAAATATCTCTCTTATAATCTATTTGCATTCCCATTAAATACATCACAGATATATTATCTATGACTAGTTTTTTATTATCTTCAATAAGGATAACCTCATCATTGTCTTCTAATGAATCTACAAAATTCCATTTATAAGAAAACCCAGCACACCCTCCTCCAACTACAGATAAATGTATATACTTTTTATTTTCATTATTACATATATCTATCATATAGTCTTTAGCATCTTCTGTTAATTTTAATATTTCTGTCATAATTATTCTTATAGGGGAATTTTTAAAAACTCTATATGTACACTACAAGATACTATACTAAATAAACAAAAAAGTATAAATAGAATTTTTATCTTTATCATCTATTAAATAATGATTTAATTTTTCTTATAATCCATTTATATTTAAAAACAATAAGAGTTACTAAAATTCCTAAAATAAATATTCCAGTATTGCATAAAGGACACATTTTATTTCCAATCATTTTTAATTAGTGATATATTATCTAAAACTTTTTCTAAAGTATTTTGTAAAAGATCTACTTTATTTTCTAAACTTTTAATTCTTAAAGAATTTGTCATGTCATAATCATCATCTTTATTAATTATTTGAGTACTTCTTGCATTCCAAACTGTATTACCAGCTTTGATAGCAGAAGCATACCCATCATGTTTATCAGTATCAGAAACACTTAATTTTTCTACTGTCATTAATTCTCCTTTAGTAAAGGGGAGAACCCGAAGGCTCTCCCCAATACTCTTAGTTATGATCTGTTTCATCAACACCAGAAATGTCACAGAGAACAGCCCATACTCTAAACTTACCGGCAGTATCTTGTGCTCCAGCAGTTAGAACATCAATGGTATCTGCCGTTTTCACCACAAGCATAGCGGCTGCATCAGTAGCATCCATAGGTGCATGACCAGTACCAGTTGCATCATAAGCATCCACAAAAGCGTCTGGATCATGATGCCCAGCAGTAGAACCCGTGATACCAAGATCAAAGGTCACTGAATTGGAACTTGCAGTCAAAACTTCTAGCCCTGCTGCCATAACTAGCGTTTCAGCAGGAACATCAATCATCTGAATGATATCACCAGCAGCAGGATCATAGTCCGTAACTGAACTAGTATTTTCTACTAGGTAAGGTCTACGACCACCCGTTGAAGGATGACCTGTAGTACCACCTTTACCCGTCTTATCATGAGTAGCCATAAGTCAATCCTCCTCTAAGTGTTCAGATCAGGGATGCCTTTGTAAGCACCCGTGAATCCTGTACCAGATGCACGAATTACCTTACGACCAAAGACATGTAGACCACGAACAATATCAGCAAACGAATCGGGATCACGAATAACTTCAGTCTTGGCAATTGCCGAAGCCGTACAAGTCGAACTCTTATGACCACCAAGAACAATCGTCTCACCACTTGTAGTGGATGGCCCAAAAGTATGACTGGCAGCAACACCAGCAGTACCAACAGTAATTGCATTAGTCTGATATAAACTAAAACCATGAACCTTACGACTGGTAACTGCACCATTCAAAAGAGCAGATGCATCTTCACCAGTTACGCTTGAGTCCATTAACTTAGCATCAGCCTGCCGAAGAATCTCATAGAACTGTGGCGGGGCCACAATCCAACGATTATCTTCAGGAACATCAGCCTCGTCCAGAAGACGAGCAAAAGTGCTAAGATAGTTTGCACACTCGTTACCCGTATTACACGAAATAGCCGAACCAGCAGCACCAAGATTGGTAGTGTCAGTTGAAGCATTATCGCTAATTACCTTCAAGACATTATAATCGTAAGCCTTCTTCAAGCTATAAGCACCTGAAGAAGTAGATAGAGCTTCCCAGTTTACGTGACTCTGCCGTTCCTCAACATCATCAACCTTGAAGGCAAAATAGTTACCCTGATCAACGGTCAGAGTAATCTGATTGTCAGCAAGATTCTGAGTGTTTACAACGGCACCCCTTGAATAGGACGACACAGTAACTGATGGCTCTTTAATAATCTTTACAGTATCACCAAAGTTTTCAATATCTCCAGCATAGTCGGTATTGGTTACAGCTTCTGCAACCGAAGAACGCCGGAAGAATTTGAGAACTTTTTGACTGTAAATTGCTGGAACCCAGTTACCAGAAGGAAGGTTCTGATAACCAGCAGCTAAACCAAATTCAGCCATGATTAATTCTCCTTATGTTTAGTTATGGTATAATTCTTCCTTCCCGATTTGCCTTATCAAGCTCTTTCTCAAGAGACTCAAATTCATGTGGCTTTAACCGGGCAATTTCTGAAGAAGACCAAACTTTCTTTTCTCCATCACTAGTATGTGTTACTACTCGTTCTGTTTTAGTTACAGCTTGAGCAGCAGACATATTAGCTTTACTTGGTCTTCCTCTTTTTTTCTGACTAATATTCTTATCAGATTTATATAAGTCAATCACTCTAGCAGCCCATTTAGAATCTGTTCTGTTTTTGTAGACACCATCTGAAATACTTTTGGGTTGTTCTTCCAACCATGACAGAAATTCAGAATCACTTTTGATTTCTAGAAAATCTGGATGGACTGAAAGAAGTTCCTTTTCAGCAGTTCTAATCTGTGCTTCTCGTTCTGCCTTACGAAGAGATTCAATTCTATCCTCTACTTCTTTAACACTGGCATTGGCTTGAAGCCTAGATACGGTTTCTACTACATCATAAACATCAGGATATTCTTTCTTAAACTCTTCCAACTCTTCTTGTGACTTAGGAAGATTTTGTGGAGCCGAAACTTTCTGCTCTGCCAACTTTAGCTTTGCTTCTGTAAGTTCATTCTGTTGGAGCCATTCGTTATTCTTACGATCATGATAACTCTTTAGATCGCTATAACGCTTTTTCCAATCGTGCTCCTTTGCATCCTGTGCCTTAATCAGTCCTTCAACGTCTTGAGTATCACCGTCTGGTATGTCAAGAATCTCAGGATCTGGTGTTTCAGGAGATGGATCTTCATCCATAAGTGATCTCCTATAGGCATTCTCGTATGGGGTAGGCTCTAATGACTCACTTTCTGTAATATCAGTCATGTCGTGTACCTCCTATGGGGGCCAAGAAAACTTGGGTGTCCCTATTTGGTGTTGTATTCGGGGCCAATAAATCGGGTATCCGAATTTATCTGCATAATGTGTTTGTCTCCAAAATTGATATGCTTTATTAGCATCAAAATTATTAAGTGTTTCTAAAAACTTTCCTGGTCCAACTATATTATTAATAATAAATAACTCTACTTGTTCTGGACCTGTTAATTTTGTCACATCAAAAACAGTATCATTTTCAAATTTAGATAACCAAGATATATCAGGATTAAAATTTCTAACTCTATTTATTGCTGTTTCTGCTCCCTGATTTCGTTTTGAAAAATTTCTTTCAAATTGAAAAAGTCCTCTTCCAGGCAGGCTTTCATCATTATTTTGTATTGCATTAGGATCAGAATTACTTTCTATACTAGCAATAATTTTTGCTAGTACTATTGCATTATCCATATTTATTGTATTTTCTATCTTTACAGATGATAAATAATCATTTATTTCTTTTGGTAAACCAGATCTATACTTAAAATAATCTCCTTTTTCAGTAAACATCCAACTTGTTACGTCTTCTGCTACCTCTCCTAATACTTTTCCTATATAATCAAAAAATCCCCCGTTTTTAAAACTTGGAATTGTACCCCCATCTTGTTTTCCTACTATATCTTTCATAGTTTTCTTTAATACTTTTTGATACATATCTAAATCTCTATCAACTTTATTCCACAGCTTAATTGCTGCATGATTTATATCATTTTGAATATCTCCTAATTCAGAACCAAAACCAAGATCTTCTAAAAATTTTTCAAATATTGAATGAATAAGACTATCTTCTTTTACCTCGTCTCCTTCATTATATCCCATAAGTCCACCCATCTGAGCTTGCATGGGAGACTGTGGTTGGACAGGTGGAGCTTCAGTTACTGGTTGTGCAGCTTGTGCTTCAGCTTGAGCTTTCTCTGCCTCTTCTTTTTGTCGTCTAACTTCTAATCCTTTTGTATTCCATCGTTCAAGTCTATCAAGTCCAATAACTCCAACTAGAGGTGCTGGAATAACGGCTTCTCCATTAGAAATTCTAATAGGTACTTTATTTTGTGGATCGTAATCGGCGGGAAGTTCTTGTCCAAGAGCAGCAGCAATAGTATATGCATCTCTAATAACTTCATTTATATCTGAAATACCTATCAAGGCAACTGCATCTGCATTAAGAATATATGAGCCTTCAGGTACTTCCATTGTTAGATCATCGGA